GGCTTTCCGTTGGTCAGAATCACCAGGTTCTGTCCAAAGGTGGACAAGGCCAGGGGTTTTGTGTCGCTGGGCAGTATTTCGTAACGAATTGGCCAGGCGTAGGGCACGTAGGCCTCGCACACTCTGACAGAGTTACCAGAAATCCCGGCCATCATCCCGTTCCACATTGGTGTCAGGTTGGACAAATCAGCCGGTGGGGTTATCCATGTCGCAGTCGGGAGAACTTCGCCCAAAGTCTGGCCGGTGTCGGTAAATGTGGTCGTGGTGCTGACGACTTCGCCAAGATAGAAAAACTCGGTCGATGCTCCGGTGGCGGTTTTTGTCCGGTAAATGCGGATTCGGTTGATCCCGTAGGATCCGCTGGGCACGGGTGTCATACCCGACAAGCTCACGGTGTCGCCGTTTTCAATCACCAAAGCATTGGAAGGCGGGCTCGGTGCGCTCTCTTCACCCGCGTCGGTAACAAACGTCCAGACGTAAAACACGGTTTCGCTGGTTCTTGTACCGGCTACGACAACGGGAGTTCTTGTGACGGTGGCCGCGGCGGTTGGTGCCGGCACTCCAAGTTCTCGAAAGGCGTTGGGGTATGAAGCGCCCGCTATCGCCTTGGTGAGGTCGGTCCACTTGGGAGTCCCAGACCCGGTGTAATAGGTGCGCTCGTCTGATCCTGCGGCGTTGGGCCCTACAACTGCGTGAACAATGGTTGGCCAGCGCAGCCAAAAGTTTGTGTCGCTGGGTACCGTGCGATTCATCCGGTAAATCGTCTTGGTACCAGACGCCACGGTAACACCGACGTTGTTCGGGGAATTCCATGGCCGCAAATCGCCGTATCCTGGGCGCTGGTTCAAGGAAACCGTTCCCACAGTCTCAGGCAGAATGCCCGGATGCAGGCTTCGGCTTTCACCAGCGAAACCGTAGACGCCAAGTTTTGCCATAGGTTAGAACCACTTCTTCACGCGCAAAGGCGCGCGCGTGGTGCCGGTTTGCGCTTTGACGGTTGCAAAGCTCTTTTCGCTGGTCCAGCGAGTCATGTAATTAACGGCAAGCTCCCGGTCAGTCCATGGCTTTTTGCCCATGACCATCATGCGCGAGAGAACGCCAAATCGAATGGCATCGCTGTACTGAGCTTTGATGAAATCGGGGATAACACTGGTCGCGGCAGTCGGGCTCAATACACCAGTTAGGGCCAGTCCACCAACTACAGCGCCCGCCGGAACTTCATCCGCTTTCAGTGTCAGCGTTGCAAGGTCAGCAGACAGGGTGAATGGGGGCTCAGAGCGTGCGTATTTTGGGGGTTTTGAGGTGTCCGGGGTGTCGGTATCTGCCCAAAGGAAAATCCCATTGACCGTGATAGAGATAATCCTCACAAGTTCGCTATTTGCTGGCGCAGCTACCGTGTATGTTGACTGGTTAGCTACGGTATTTATAGCGGTTAAGGCTTGACGCCATACCCCGGTGCTACGGCAAAAGTCGCGCGCAACTTCTCTCAGGTGCAAATCCACCATTGCGGTGGTGCAGCCGGGCAATTCCGGCATCAACAGGTCATAAAAATCAGTAAGTGCGCTCACGTCAAGTACCCCGCTGTGAACTTGGCCATTAGGTCTGCACGACCGCTTGCAACATGGTCAGCGTCTTTGGTTTCGCACCTGGCAATGACGTAATCCACCACGGGACGGAAAAATTGGTCGTCCAGGGGAAGATTGGATGAAATCGTCAGAGCCCCGATAGGAGTCGTGTATGCGCCCAAGAACAGGTCTGGCCGGATGTTGCGGATGAATTGCAGGGCATCAACCACAAAGCCGATTCGCTCATTCTGGGTGTAACGAACGCGCCCAACGTCGTTGAGCGTTCCGTCTGCCGATGTCAGGACTTCGCCTACCGTGCGCGGCATAGTTACTCAGCGGGTTGGTTTACTGCAGGGAAAGCGGCTTGAAGCGCTTCAATCACCTTTGCCGCACCACTGGCGTGATGAACTTCAACGTCCAGGCGCTTTGCGAGATCGTGAAGCTGTGCCTTATCAAGGCCGGAAAGGTCAACCGCCTGGCCGTCTACCGTGATAAAGGCTTGATTGGTCGTACCTTCGGATACGGTTGCACCTGGTGCCAGGGTAATGGTCGATGGGTCAACGGTATTGACCGCGGGCTCGCTCGATTCGCCGGCCAGCGCAAAAACATCTGGATGCAGCAGCATTCGCTTGGCTACATCGTCTTTGACCTCGTTTTCATCGCCCTGCATCCAGCGGTCAATACCGCTCAGATGGGAGAAAGCGGTTTCGCCATCTTCTTTTAAACCTATGTATTTGAGTCTCATGGGGGTTCTCCAAATAAAAAAGGCCAGCCCGGTTAAAGGCTGGCCGTTTCAAAAACCTCAGAAGAGGTTAGCGGGCACCACGGCAGTTGTAGCCAGCGATGATGTGGATCTCCGGGTTACCGGAAATGCCAGTTGGAGCAGTGCCCACCAGCAAGTGAATGAACACGTCCTCTTCAAACTGGATGGGCTTGAAGGTGCAGTTCAATCGCCCACCCGCTTGGCCGGTGGTTTGGCCGGCTGGTGCAAAGTAGGTGTCATTGCGGGTCAGAGTGCTTGCGGGATTGACGGGGCGAAAGCCCACGCCAAAGACAAACGTCGCCGCAGTGTCGCAGTCGTCGAGTTGGAATGCCAGGTCGAACACCTGAGCGCCCGCCGGGATGCGAAAGTCAATGGTGTTGGTTGCAGCGGGTGTACCGCCCTGGCCAGCTCCCAAGACGACGCGGTCCGTCTCGAAAACGGTCGATCCATCGACCGACATGAATTTGGGCGCATTTGCCCGTTGAGCCTTGATACTGATTGTCATGATGTATGACTCCTATAAAAGGTAAAAAATTGATTGATGGGCAATGCCCATAGAGCGAGGCCGGCCTATACCGGTCCCCGCTAGTTGGGTTTAAACGTCGCGCTTGCGCACCACGCTGTCAATGACTGCGACACCAAAGTCGGTCATTTCCAGTTCGCCGCTCGCATTTGGCAAAGCCCAGCGCAGTTTTTCCTCGGTGCCCATGATTTCACCGGCCAGCTCCAGGTTTCGCCCAAAGTTGTTCGATGTCTCCAGCAGCGAGTAGCTTTCCTCGGTCGTCTGGTTTGCACCAGAGACAAAGGCCAGGGCCTGCGCTGAAAGGAACACCGAGCGCGCCACTTGGTGAGTCGTGGACAAACCGGCAGCCACTGTCACGTTGCTTTCCGTAGCAGTCAAGCGGTTTGCTTGGGTTACGTGGGCAACAACGTCGCTTGCGTCGTGGCGAATGGCGTACTGCATCTTGCGAATCAAGACGCCATTCCAGAACATCGGCGAGCCACTGAACAGCGGGTGCTTGCTCAGTTGTCCGTACTTCGCACGCTCCATTGCAAGGCTTTGCCAGTTGCGCACGTTGTTTGTGGTGGAGGTATCAGTCAGCATGCCATCCCAAACCAACGGATCAACCATCAGCACGCCCTTGATGGGGTCATCACCAGCAGCCGGGTCGCCCGGAATCTGGATCGGAGCCATGCGGATTGTCATCTCGTCCCACAAGGCGGCCATCTCGTCAACGTGAGCCAGAAGCAGGCGGTCAGTTGTGGCAACAGAAGACAAGCGGGCTCCACCCTGATTAAGGGCTGTGCCGTTGACAACGAAGTGACGGTTGAACGAAGGTGCCCGCACCGGGTTGACCATCATTTCCGCAAACTCGGGGTCGCTTGCCAGGGGTAGTACCCAGTCAGTGCCGTCCTGCTTGCCGCGAGTGCCGGCCAGCAAAGTCAAGGAACGCTGCCACCGGAATGCGGGGATAGCGCGCTTGAGCTGAGCCGTGGCGTTCAGGCGCATGTCGTGAGGCGTGCGCTTCTGGCTCATCTTGCCGCCAGCCGAAACCGGCAGCGTCGCCATGTCCAAAATACAGTCCTTGGAGCTGTACGACAGTTGAGCGCCAACACCTTCGGCGTTGCGGTCGCCCATGACGGGCCTGAGTTTGACAACGTGCGCGCAGTCAACCTGCACGATGTCGCCGGGGCCTTTTGCCAGGTCATCGACGCGCACAATCGGCATTTCTGTGGTCGTCTGCTGCTTGAGCTTGCGCATCGCAGCGTCATGGGTTGGCATGGGTCCGGTCAAGGCGGCCACCGGGGTCGGTGCCTTGGAGACCATTGCGGACAGTGCTGGGGAAAATTGCTTGTTTGCGAGCGCACTGCCGCGTGGTACTGATGTTTGAGACATAGGGTTCTCCTAAAAGTTGGAAAGCCCGGCCGTCCTTACTCAGGTCTGAGGGAGGCCATGATGTCCTCGTCGCTCATGTCTTCGTATCGGGGCCTGGGCGGTGTTGCTGGTCCACCGCCTCGGAAATCGCTGATGCCTTTGGGTCCTTGGACTGGGGCGCTTTCGATTGCCGCGGCGGGATCTTGTCGAGTTACTGCCGGCTTGGCAGTGGTTGCGGGAGTAGTTGATTGAGCGAATGCTTGTTTCGTCCGACGTGCTGCTTCGGTGAACCGCTCGGTAAAGCTCTTGTCTTTCCAAGCTGGATCAGCTCGAAGCTCTGTGTCGTACTCAATGGCTTTGACAAACTTGTCTTGGGCCGCTGGGTCGTACTGCCAGGCAAGCAAATCGGGCACGCTGTCAATCACTTCCTGAACCTCCGGTTTGTAGCTCAATGGCTGAAACTCAGGATCTGGTTCGGGTTGTTTGACTTGTGCAAGCTGCTGCTCAAGTTCTCGCTGACGCCTGACAATCTTTGCCTGGACGGGGAAATCGACCTCCAATTGAGCAAGGTCTTCATCGGTGATTTGGGTATCCACCGGGGCCTTGCCTTGTTTGAGGGCTTCGTTTTCCTGCCTCAACCGTTCAAGTTCTTCATGGGCGCGCTTTTCAGAGCGTCGAGAAGCACGCAAAGCGGCACGAATATCGCCCTGGGGCTGTGCTGGCTCTGCTGGATCGGTTTTGGGTTGCTCGGGCTGCTTGTTGTCTTGCGAAGCGTCTTTCGCGGCTTCTGATCCGGGGTTAGCGGAATCATCTTTGGTTTCGCCGGGCGCATCACTTGCCGCGGGCTCACCACCTGTTTGGTCGGTGTCCGTGTTGTTAATGCCCAGTTCATCCAAAATAGCCTGCTCATCCGTGTCGAACATTCCACTCATTACTCACTCCTTGCCGTTTACGGTCGGTCTACCGAGGCACAAGGCCACCGTCGTGTTACTCACGCACTGCGCTGACGATTCGCTGTGCATGGCTGCCGCTGCGTACACACCCCGCCGTGCGGCGGTCGATGGGGTGGCTAAAAACTTGGGACGTAAAAAAACCGCCTCAGTGGGCGGTCTGTCTTTTGTGTGGGGAGTCAGGCCAATGCTTCCTGCATCGCCTTTTCAATCAACTCGTCTTCGTCGGGTTCGCTCTGGTGTTCCAGGTTCTGGGTCCTGGCCACGACTTCATCCACTTCGGCCGCACCGGCTCCGGCTCGGACTTTCTGGCTTACGAGTTCTGCCTGAGCATCGGCCAGCTTGGCAGCGGCGCGGTGCCGCTCAGCGTTGGCAACGTCCACATCCACCTTGGCGGCTGCGGATTGGGCTTCCTGCTGCATCTTTTGCTCAAGCTGCTGCTGCTGCAGTGCGTCGGCCTGTGCTTGGCCGTTCTTGTCGCCCGGGGTGGGTAGGCCATGCATCTTGCGCAAGCTATCGGCCACGTCAGCGCGGTTGGTAAGACTGGTGCTCTCGATGTAGGCGGGTGCCAGGATCGCAACGGCTTGCTGGTTGCCTCCAAGCGCCTGAATGATCGTGGAGATTTGCTGCTGAGTCTGCTGTCTAAATGCTGGTGTATTTGGAGTCTCGGCCAGTCCGGTATTGATAATGGCGTCCTCAACCCGGTTAACCGGCATTCCTTTTGGATCCCAAGAGTTCAAAATCACAGTGCGGCGAGATTTACCGCTTCCAATGTTCACCCTTAATTCTTCTTGCTTGTGGTCTTCGATGATTTCCCCCACCAAAGCCTCAAAAACAGAGCGCCGGGCATAAACATAGTTGTCGTTAAGCTCGCCCATGGACTGTTCGCCCTGCTCTACCAGGATTGAGTTCGCAATACCCGATTGAACCTTGGCGTTTCCCATCTGGGTTGGGTAGCGGCCTGCGGTGTCCATGATTAACTGCTTGCTGTCGGCCATGACCTCGAACTGTTCTGGCTGCATGCTCAAGTCGTTTCTGATCTTGATAGCGGGGCCGTTCTTGTTGGTTCTGTTTGGGTTTGTGATTACAGCCAGGTCCGGGCGCATGATGGCGTCGGCAACGTCTTTAAGGCTGGTAAATTTTTCGTCCAGGGCGTCGTTGTCCAGCTCGATCTGACGCGCTTTGAGCATCCACTGGATCCGCAGCCGGCGCTCGTGGTACTCGTCTTGTGGGGCAATCATGCCGTCAATAAGACCGTAGGGGCTCTTGTCGCCGCTGTCGCGGAAGGCAAACATGGGGATGTAGGGAAAATTGCGCTTGGTTGTTGCCTCGTCCAAAAGCCGATGGGGCCCGGCGTACAGAGCTCGTCTGATTTGAGAAGTGATGCCTTTGGTTACCTTCACCAGGCCGCGTGATACCGCCTCAACGTGTCGGGGGTCTTTTTCGTTGTAAACAACTCGCCGGGTCGGGCTCATGTGCAGCACGGCCACGGTAGCCG